GATTAATTAATGCAAGGCCCCGCCGCAGGGTTGAACCGCGGTTACACCGGTCGGGGCGGGCGGTGCTTAGATCGCTGCGAGTAGTGAAGCAGTGTCGACGGTGTAGCGATCGCCGCCGGTGATGAAGGTGGTAGCGTAGCGCTCGGGATCAATGGCAGCATGGACGATGGTCCCCGCCCGGGTAGGTGCTAAAATTCTACGGCGCTGGTGTTCCATGCTTTCAGAGAGTGAGTGATTTCGTACGCGTCGTTAAACACTTCACGTAGGGAAATAAAGCCATCGGGTTCTAGTATGTCGTAGTAGTCCTGTTCAGTGACAAGCCGCGCCATTTCCTGGCCTTCTTTCGTTCCCGTGTACCGGTCGTGTACCATTTCCGGCGTGATTTTTACTAACATTGGTGTTTGCATTTTTGTTACCTCGCTTTTTCTTTTTTGTGGTGCTATGCCCGCGCCGGTATTGAAACCGGCCTCGGCGCTTGCGCGGGCTGTTAGTTAGGCGTAAGGGTCGAAAGTGATCGCGTCGCCGTCAATTGTCGGGCGGCTGGTTGCGATCTCGTTACGGTCGTAGAAGTCAGCTAGCGCCTCGACGCTTGCAACGTCTTCAGCTTCTAACACGTCGCCCCACGGTCCAACCGGAACGCCTGCCACAACGTCGCCGGCTTGATCGTACTCGGTCAAGGCTGCCATCTCTCTAGCCTGTGCTAGCGTGATGCGGCCGGGCTTGTATGCTACTGAAGCGCGGCGCGTTTCAACGGTTCCCCAGATGTCACTATCAAATGTCTTTGCCATGATAAAAACTTCCTTCCTTGTGTTAGACCTTGTCTAATGTTAGACTGTAATTGTATTGTTTAAGGGGCGTTAACTCTTTGCCCCTTTTCTTTACGTCTATCATCATATATCCAACATTAGACAGTGTCAACAGTTTTTGTCTAATTTGCTAGAATATAACACAAGAAGGGCGATGAAATGCCGTGGTTACAGTATTAGATAACATAAAAAGATTTGCAAAGTTGCGAGGCTTAAGCCTGGCAGAGGTAGCAGAGCGCGCCGGGATCTCTCGAGCTTCTATATATACATGGGATAAACGGCAGCCGACTTCTAGCGCGTTGGCCGCTGTCGCTGAAGTACTAGGCGTGGCAGTTGCTGACTTGCTGAAGGCTACGCGCTACGCTAGCCCGGCGGCTACTGCTACACCTGCTACGCTGCCGGCTAGCGGCGTTGATCTCGCCGCGCTTCTATCGGATGAAAGCACAACGCTTCTATATAAGGGGCGTCGACTCGACGACCGAGACCGGCAGACAGTCGAGCGGGTGCTGGATCGCTAGCAATCTTCTATATAGTATACAGAGTTAAGGGCGCGGGCTTTATGGCCGGCGCTTTTATTGTGCCTTCTATATTTTTTAGCCAGGCGGCGGCAGCTGTGATTTTTTCACAGACAAACAGGCCCCCCGGTCAAAAAGATCGCATGTTTTCTTTTTCTGGGAACCGGTGGATGGGTCATGACTCCGGAGAACTATTTAATTTTTACGCACGCGAGGGGGGGTGAAGCAAAATGAACGAAAATCGAATTAGAGCAGAGCTACTGAAGCAGATTGATGCTGACTCGGCTATTGCTCTTGAAAAGGTGGAACGCTATGTGTCATTGACGCAAATATTCTATGAATTGAAGAAGTCCGTGGCAGAAGATGGCCCTGTCACAATCACGGTCAATGGATCACAGCGGTTCACTAAGACCAACCCCGCGATTGATGCAATGAATAAGGTTAATTCCCAGCTGATTGCACTGGGGAAAGATATGGGTGTTGATGTCCTGCCAGCACCTAAAGACGGCCCGGCGATTGAGACGGCCGAGGACGCGATGCTATGAGTTACGTCACTGATTACATCGACCTTTTTAAGCAGGGCAAGGTCAAATTTAATATTGAACGTGTGCAGCTTGTCGAATACGTAGAGAAGAACATTCTCGGTAACGATGAGCTGTATTTTGATGAAGTCAAGATTGATCGTTGCGTGCGCTTCGCCGCCAAGAATTTCTTTGAGTTGGAACCCTTCCAGAAGTTTCTAGTTTCGTTCGTATTTCTGTATCGCAAAGAAGACAATTCAGCATTCTACCAGAACTTTTTGTGGATGATGGGACGTGGCGCTGGTAAGAACGGGCTAATCAGTGCGCTGTCTGCGTTTCTGATGAGTGGCTTCCATGGGGTGCCCAATTACAACGGGTCAATCGTGGCGAACAGTGAAACGCAAGCCAAAACCTCCGTTAAGGAAGTTGGACAGTCGATTGATAACCATCCGGGCATGGACAGGTTCTTTAAGGTCACCAAAGAAGTCATTACTAGCAAAGAAACCGGCTCTGAGCTGACCTATCGCACTTCAAACCCCAAGACCAAAGACGGCCTCCGCGATGGCTTTGTTATCTTCGATGAAATACACATGTACCAAGATGACAGTGGCATTCAAGTCTACCTTTCTGGCTTAGGTAAGGCCCAGCCGCCACGAGTCTTCTATATTGGGTCAGATGGTTACGTTCGTGACGGCTTGCTTGATAAGAAAAAGAAGCTGGCGGCAGATGTTTTATCTGGCAAGGCTGCTACTGATGCAATTTTTCCGTGGATATGCAAGATTGATAGTCGTGAAGAAGCCGATGATCCTGATAACTGGGAGAAAGCTAACCCTATGTTCAGCAAGCCCCGTAGCACATACGCTAAGGGTCTTTTTCGTACCGTCAAAACGCAATATGACGAATTGGTTGATGACCCAAGTGGCACCGAAGAGTTCTATACAAAGCGTATGGACGTGCCGTCAGAGTCAATGGTCAGCAACGTTGCGCCGTATGAGGAAATTAAGGCGACCAATCAACCAATACCAGATGATTTAGACGGCCGCGAGGCGATTGCAGCTGTCGATTTTGCGCAAATTCGCGACTTTATGGCCGCGGCAGTGACGGTTAAGTACCCAACCACTGATGAGAATGGCAAAGCGTTAACAAAGCTGGTCACATTCGAGCATCAATGGGCGACAAAGTGGTTCTGCGATAAGTATTACGGCTATTCCAGACGCGATGCGAATGAAGAAGTCCCAAACGCGCGCATTCAGGTACCTATCCACGATTGGGAAGACGCCGGACTGATGACCGTGGTGCGTGCTGACACGATGGAGCCTGAATTAGCGCTGGCGTGGGTGAATGAAATGGCGAACCGGTTCTCGATTACGGACGTGGTGATGGATAACTTCCGCGCCACACTGCTAAAGAAGCCGTTTGAAGATGCTGGCTATAACGTACAGATATTGCGTAACCCACGGAACCTTGATCCGCTGTTGTCTGTAATCGTGGACGATGGTTTTCCGAAGCGTCGGTTCATCTGGGGCGACAACCCACTACTGCGGTGGAATACGCAGAACGTGCTTGTCAATATTGATAAGGCCGGCGGTAAGCATTACGAAAAGAAAGAGGCAATCAGGCGCAAAACTGATGGCTTCCAAGCCTTTGAATACACGCTGTACCTGCTTGACAAGCTCAGCGATGAAAATGTGTCTGGGATGCTGGACATGTTTGCCGGGCTTCACTACGGATAACCGGAAAGGAGGTGATATTTATTGAATGTATTCAAAGACTGGTGGTCAGCAATCACACAACGGCGTGATACATCGTTCATCTACGATACGGATATGTGGGAGCCCGCCGCTTCTAGGGTGTTTATCAAGCGGCTGGCAATCGACACGGTGCTGAATTTTGTGGCCCGTTCATTTGCCCAGTCCGAGTTTAAGGTGATGAACGGTGATCGCGTTGATAAGAAGTCAGAATTGTACTACCGGCTCAATGTGCAGCCTAACAAGAACCAGACTTCGGTTGAGTTTTGGTCAAAGCTGATTTATGAGTTGCTCTACAATTCCGAAACACTGGTCGTACAGGGCGATGACGGCGACATTTACGTTGCTGACAGCTTCATGAAGAATGACTTGGCGTTATACCCCGACACATTTACTGGCGTCACCGTCGGCACCTATACGTATACCCGCACCTTCAACATGCAGGACGTACTCTACATCAAAAATAGCAATAATCGGCTGGAAGCGTATGTTTCCGGCCTTTTTGATGACACATCAGAGCTATACGGCCGCATGTATGACGTTGCGATGCGTGAAAAGCAAATTCGCGGCATCGTGAAGGTCGGGGCTTTGACTGGTACTGATAAGGAGAAACAGGACAAGCTCCAAAACTTCATTGACAACATCTTCAAGCAGTTCAACCACCGCTCGATTGCGATTGTGCCTAACGGGCAAGGGTTGGACTACACGGAAACCAATTCAGTCAGTGAGACGCGAAGCACGTCACCACTAGAAAACCTAACCACGCTTAGAACGCAATTCATGGACGATGTAGCGGCGTTGGTTGGAGTGCCACCCGTGTTACTACACGGCCAGCAAGCCGAGAGTGACCAAGCCAAGCAGACGTTCGTTGATAACTGCCTAGGCGCGCTGAACAAACTCGTGGAGGCTGCGCTTAATTCCACATTCTTTACCAAAGCGGAATACCGGCGAGGCAGTCACATTAACATCGTGGGTCTTGGCAAGGCCGATTTGACTAAGCTGGCAGAACCGTTAGACAAACTGCGTGCCGGTGGATTTGTCAACGGGGATGAAGGCCGTGTTCTGATTGGGCTTGACCCAACAGGTAAGCCTGAGATGCAGGAATACTACGTAACGAAGAACTATGGGCAAGCCGCTGTAAATGACAATGCAGGCACCGGTTCCACAGATACCGGTGCCGATCAATCTAAAGAGGGAGGTGAATAGGAATGGTAAAGATTAATATCAAAGGTCGAATCGTTAATGACAGCATGGGGCCGGTATACGACTTCATGAAGATGACAGCAACGTATCCTAAACAAGTCAATGATGCTCTGGCCAATGCTAGTGGCGATGTTGATGTTGACATCAACTCAGGCGGCGGCTTGGTTGATGCAGGCGAAGAAATTTACACTGCACTGCGCAACTATCCCGGTCACGTTACGGTAAACGTGGTCGGCACTGCTGCTTCTGCTGCTTCTATTATCGCTATGGCCGGTGACGAAGTTGTGATGTCTCCAGTCGCACAGCTTATGATCCACAACGTACAAGCTGGTGTTGATGGCGACAATCGCGACCACGCACATATGGCGGAGGTACTGGAAGGGCTGAACTACTCACTAGCTAAAGCATATGTTGCGAAAACCGGCAAGAGCGAAGCTGATATTTTGAACATGATGAATAACGAAACTTGGCTCACAGCAGAACAGGCTGTTAAGGAAGGGTTCGCTGACAAGATTATGTTTAAGGACGCTAAGCTCGTTGCTAGTGTGGATGAATTACTCGACGATAAGACCTTAGACATGGCGCGCGAAATGATGAACCAAGTCAACAAGCCACAGCCGCCAACAATTCATCCAACGACCAGTGGCATTACCGGCCACGGGCTTGCAAATGCCTACATCAAGGCCGACAACCACCAAGGCAAGAAGATTGCCGAAGGTCACGCTGATGCGCAAGGCGACTTCTCACTCAAGGTTAAGCTGAACCCCGGCGATGAAGTCCGCGTGACGCAAGCCGACAAGTGGGGCACCAGTAAGCCCGCCGTGGCCAACGTGCCGGGTGGTAAGCCTGATACCACTAACGAACAGATTGATGCCTTGAAGGCTGAAATCGAAGCACTCAAATCTAAACAGACGGTTCATTCCAATTGGAACGAGCCGTTTTTTAATGCCTAAAGGAGGGCACATTTATGACAATTAAGTTTGGCAAAGAGGACGTTCAATTCACCAACTATGAAGACGCCCAAAAGCACTATGCTGATTTGGTTAAGGACAAAGAAGCGACTGATGACGCCAAGACCGAAGCATTTTCCGACATGATGAACGCGCTTGGCGCAGATAGCGTTAGCTACATTCAAAAGCAATTCGATGAAAAGACGCAAGCGTTCATGGATATGAAGGCCGCAGACCCATCTTTGACTGCCGAGGAAATTAAGTTCGTCAATGAAGTATCCACTGACAGCTCTTTGGATAAGGCATCTTCCAAGGACATTCTGGTACCGCAAACGGTTGTTGACCGGATTTTGGAAGACTTGACTACCGAACATCCACTGCTGGGTGCTATTGGCCTGAAGAGCAACGGCATTCGTCTGAAGTTCTTGAAGTCTGACGCTTCTGGTGTCGCTGTATGGGGCGACTTCATGGGCGAAATTCAGGGCCAGCTCAAAGCGAAGTTCAGCAAGGAAGAAGCAATTCAGTCCAAGCTGACTGCTTATACCGTATTACCAAAAGACCTCAAGGACTTTGGCGCTGGCTATATCATGACCTTCATCGTTACCCAGTTGAAGGAAGCCATTGCGGCCGCCGAAGAATCTGCATTCTTGTCCGGTGACGGCGTTCAAAAGCCTGTTGGTCTTGATCGTGACTTGTCCAATGGTTCCGCTGACTCCAACGGTGTTGTGACCTATCCGGCCAAGGAACCAGCAGGCACACTGACCTTCTCCAACACGAAAGAATCTGCTAAACAGATTGCTGAAATTCTGGTTAAGCTGTCCAAAGCGGAAAACGGCAAACCTGTTGCTATCTCCGGCAACACCTACTTCGTTCTCAGCCCAGCACAGCACATTCGGCTGCAAGCTCAGTTCATGGTTCAAAACCAAGCCGGTCAATTCGTAACAGCATTGCCATTCAACATGCAAATTATTGAGTCTCAATATCAAGCAGATGACAAGACGGTCGTATTCGTTAAGACTCGTTACGATGCTGAAGAAGCCGGCAACATGACCATTCAGTCTTCTTCTGATGCTTTGTTCTTCCAAGACGCAATGGTCTATGCAATCAAGCACTTCTTCTACGGCCGTGCACGGGACAACAATGCCGCTCTGGTATACAACCTTGACTTCGGTACTCCGGGCTCTAATACCACGCAGACTACCACTGGCGGTGACACCGGTGAAAACCCAAAAGCGTAACGCCGGCCCCGAACCCGGCGACTGGCCTCAAGATGAGCCAGGCAACGGCTTCGATTAAAGTCGGCGCAACTAAGCAAGTAACCGCTGTGGCTGACCCGGCTGATGCTGCTGATGCCGCGGCCGTGAATGGCGCTATCACTTATGCTTCTGACAACGAAGCAATCGCGACGGTAGCGGCTGACGGTACTATCACGGCAGTTGCTGAAGGCACGGCGAATGTTACTGCTACGAGTGGTAGCTTCACGGCATCGGTTAAGGTAACCGTTTCCGCAGCAGCATAAGGAGGTGGCATGAATGGCATCGGTAGTTGATGACAAAATGCTGGCCGATTTTAAAGCCTATATGCGCATTACGCATAAAGCCGAAGACCCTACGTTGAAAACGCTGCTGGAACAATCGGCAGCGTGGGCGATGGACACCCTAACTGATGCAGCGCTTAATAATCCGCAGACGCTAGAACTGGTGTTTAACCGTGCTCGTTACGCATTCAATGATAAGCTCGGCGACTTCAACAACGACTTCCAGAGTGATATTTGGAACCGATCAATCAATACGTATGTGCCAAAGGAGGTGGACTGGGATGGCGAAACAACCAAGTAATGGCGATTTGCGCACCCCGGTCTACTTCTATGCGGTTACATCAGATGATGGTATTGAACCGAGCGAAGCACCAACCTTGCCAGTATTTATGGCATGGGCGCAGGTCTATGCGGCCAGCACGAAGGACAACACAATCCTGAACACGCATGATTATACGGCTGGTGTCACAATCAAAATTCGTGATACCGAAGGCGAGTTTGTGCCAGACCCGAACCTCAATTCTGTTTATATTGACGATGTGCGGTATAGCAAGATTGAAGACTGGGACATTATCGATGTGCGGCCAGACTTTGAGGATGATCGCTTCATCGTCTGCGTATTGGGCAATCCGAAGGCAAAGGTGGTGGACGCTGATGCCAGTTGAGATTTTGGGCTATGACGAAGCAATGAACGCGCTAACGGACAAGATTGGTCCAAAGGCCAGCAAGCGGTGGATGCGCAAAGCTTTGAAGGCTGGTGGCGACATCATGGAAGCCGCGTTCAGCGAGGCTACAGCGCAGTATGAACGGACAGGAGCAACGCACGAAGCTGTGGCAGAAGAAAGCGTGCGAGTCACGAACCAAGGCGCGTCGGTTAAGGTTGGTTTCTCAAAGAATGACCCTAAACAGCGTTGGCGGCTAGTCCACTTGAACGAGCTAGGATATTCAGCCCACGGCGTGTTCGGCAATCCGGCCAAGACCAACGCCACGCGCAGTGATACTGGTCTCGCATTCTACAAGCCGCGTGGCTTCGGGTTGTTGCAAGCCGCCTATGATGATAATCGTAAAAAGGCATTAGAGGCACAGGCTGAAGTTATTCGGCGGGCGCTCAAATGACCAAGGACATTTACACGATTATCACGGACAAACTCAATGCGAACCCACGTTTCAAAGCGCTGGTTGCTGACCGGATGAAGATTTACGATTATCCGGCTTCAAAGTCGAAGACGCCACTGTTCGTATTGATCTACCCAATGGAACCACCGTCACCGGGGCAAGCCGGTAGCGATGGTTCTTTGTCTGTTCAATTTTATTTTCAAGTCAACGTTGAAGGCACTAATCGCCATGACGTGAAAGAAGTAGCCGCTATCGTGCGAGACACGATGAGCGGCTTTAATTTTGGCCAGCTTTCCACCGGCCTAGACGAATACTTCCCGGAAACGAACCGCTTTGTTGATGCACGGCGTTATCGGGGAGTGACACAGCTATATGACAACAACTATTAGGAGGAACAATACATGGCTGATAAAGGTTTTCGGCGCCTGAAGATTTTCATTCCTGCCGCCGGCGAAAATAAGACCGCACAGAGTTTTGTAATCGAAGGCATTACGAATAAAGGTGCTACCAGCACCGTTGAAATTACTGGATTGAGCAAAGAAGCAACCACCGTTGCCGGATCTGATGGGGTTTACTACATCTCCCGTGAAGGCGTTGGCGATGCCAAAGCGGTATTCGGTCTGTTGGATTTGCCACACGCAATTGAGGCCGCAATTTTGGGCTACGAAACTGACGAAAATGGCTTGACGTTCGTTGGTGAAAAGACGGAAGCCCCGTACTGCTCGGTTGTTATTGAAGACACCGACCTCGCAGGCAACAAGGGTGAAATTGGCTTGTTCCGTGGCACCTTTGCCAAGGATACGGCTAAGTCCATCAAGACTCTGGATCCAAAAGAAACGTTCACACCTGAAGCTGAAAGCTTCACTTTCACCATGGCACGTGCCGAAACCGATGAAGATGCAGGCCGTTATGAAGTTGAATACTACGGCAAAAAGGATGACGAAGCTTTCGCCAAGCTTGAAGCCAAGGTTCTGACCGATGCCTTCAAGCCGGGAGAAGTAAGCGACCCAAAAGCGTAACGGGCGTAACGTTAGCCCCAACCACCGTTAGCGTGGAAGTTGGCAAGACCGCCAAACTGACCGCTACGATCGCACCCGCCGATGCTGCTGACCAATCAGGAAAGTGGACTGTGGACGATACTACCAAAGCCACGATTGCTGACGACGGCACAGTGACCGGCGTTGCTGAAGGCACGGCCAACGCGACCTTCACTACTACAGACGGCGCTAAGACCGCAACGGCTGTAATTACTGTCACTGCCGCGGCTTAGTAATTAGTCAACACTCGCCTACGAAAATCACAGTAGGGCAACCGGCGGGTGATAGGAGGAACCATGAGCAAACCATTAACACTAACTATCCATACTAAAGATGGCGACCACACTTATACGCAAGAATTTATTCCACTGCAAAAAGCGCTTGACGCGGCCACGATGCGTGAACCGTTTGAAGATGGAACAAACTTTAATCTAGCAAAGTGGACACAAGCACACGTCTCTTTCGTGGCTAAGATTTTCAACATCTCGGAGAAGGAAATCTACGACGGTGTTGATGCCCGCGACTTGGACAAGGTAATCGGTATCGTAAATACGATTTTAGGTATCGACCCAAACTAAAGGACGGCAAGGGTTCCATAACGCTTGCCGAGTATAAAAAACAGATATACGCGATGGTGCGTAATATCGTCACCAATCTGGAAGGGTTCACCGTCAATGATGTGCTAAGCACCGATGTCGATGCACTTCATGGCGTTTTGTTTGCCGACAAGGAGCAGAAAGAACCCGGCAGGTTGATTGATTGGATCAAAGAACGACAGGAAGGAGGTAAATAATGGCCGAACAAACTTTAGGCCAAATGGTCATTAAGTTATCCCTAGACAGCAGTGCTTTCGGTTCTGGGCTTGATGCTGCTAAGAAAGCAAGCAAAAACGCCATGATGGAAATGAAAACCGACATGGCGATTGCGGCTGCGGCTGGCGATAAAGTCGGTGTACTCCAAGCAAAGCAAGCTGGCTTGATGAAAGAAATGGCCTCCAAGGTAAACGAGATGAAGCGCGCGCAAGACGCATACAACGCTTCGTTCACCAAGACCGGTCAAGCACAGGCTTCCACAGCTAAGTATGCTAAGGACTTCAATAAAGCGGCAATGGAATTAGCCCGCTTCCAGAAGCAAATCGTTCAGGCCGCTGGTCAGCAGGCCGTGCTTGAGGTCAAGACTAAAGGCGTGACTGGCGCTATCAATAAGATGGGCGCTGGCTTGACGACTGGCGGCAAGGCACTGTCTAGCTTTGGTAGTAAAGCCACAATGGGTGTGACTGTTCCAATCGTGGCAGCGTTTGCCGCCGCGACTAAGAAAGCTATGGCCTTCCAGAACCAACTTATCGTGATCAAGAATTTATTGACCACGAGTGGTGAGTCTGGGGCTTCGGCAATGAAGGCTGTCAATCAAATGCAAGAGCAGGCGGTTCAGCTTTCCAATCACTACGGCGTATCGGTTGAGAAAATCACTGAAGGCTACGAAGCACTGGTTCGCCGTGGTTATAACGGTGCTCAAGCTGTTGGTGCTATGAAGGCTGAACTGCAAGGCGCCTTGGCATCAGGCGATGATTTTAATGACGTGGTTAAGGTTGCGTCAGAAACGATTGAGTCGTTCGGCTTGCGTGTTGACAAGTCTGGACATCAAATTCAGTCCACATCTAAGATGGCGGCAATCACCAAGAAGACTGTCAATGAGCTGGCGTATGCCGCTGATATGACGGCTACCGACTTTCAAGGCATGGGCTACTCCATGAGTTACGTGGGTGCAACCGCAAAACAAGCCGGTTATAGCGTATCTTCCACTGCCGCTGCTCTTGGTATCTTGAGTAACAACGGGCTTTCGTCACAGAAGGCTGGTACTGGTCTGCGTAAGGTGTTAATCAGTCTGACCACTGCGGCAGGCAAGATTGACAGCAAGAATAGTGTGCTCAAGAAGCTTGGCATTACCAAAGACGAGATCATGGACTCGCAAGGTAATCTGAAGTCCCTGTCAGAGATTATGAACGTGCTGAACCAACACACCGCCTCAATGAGCAGCACCAAAAAGGGCGTTGTATTCAACAGCCTGTTCGGTACCACCGGTCAACAAGCTGGCCTTATTTTGGCTAACAATTCTGCCGAGTTGGCAAAGCTGAACACGCAGATTGAGAAGTCATCTAAGACTAACTATGTTGGTCAGCTGTCCGAAAAGAACTTGGCGTCAGCGCAGAACCAACTACGCGTGTTCAAAGAAACCTTGTCTAACCTTGGCATGGTTTTGGCTAAAGACGTATTGCCAACAATCACACCAATCATGGGCGATGTTAAAGACATGGCCGACCGGTTCAGCAAGCTCGATCCTAAGATGCGTAAGAACATTTTGACGTGGCTTGCTATCGCGGCCGCAGTTGGGCCGTTTAATAAAGTAATTGGTATTGCCGGTCAAATGCTAGGCAAAACTTCAACCGGTATGGTTAGCATGATTGCCAACGTGGCTAAGTGGCGCAAGGAAGCCGCGATGGCAAATGTCGTTAATCAAGCCACCAACGCCGGGCTATCTGGAATGCAAGTGGCTGCTCAAGGCACCGAAACGGCACTAGAGGCAAGTGGCCAATCTGCCACTCGTACAGCCAGTTTCTGGGGCACGTTAAAACAAGCACTGACCAAGGCCACCCCCGAAGCTACGGCGGCCGGTACTGCTATTTCTGGCACTGGTACAGCAATGGGTGCAACAGTAGAAAGCGGCGTAGCGCTAACTGGTGCTTTATCAGCGATTGGCTTAGGTCTTGGAGCACTCGGCGTTACCTTAGCCGCAAGCACTGTTTATTGGGAGCTTTGGGGCAAAGCCCAATATCAATCTCAACAGCGATCCAAGGAATGGGGCAGTGATATTGGTCAAACAGCTGATACCGCCGCTGACAAATTCCGCGGGTTTGAGACTGACGCTACCACGGCGTTAGAAAATACAAATAGCAGTGCAAAGGTAAACGGCAAGGCTATCGAAGAGGCATTTGGTGGTATGGCCACGGCGGCTAAGAAATCGGCCAAGGCACAGTCTGATGCGGCGGCTAAGATTGCCAAAGAGTTAGGCGGTGACGCTGGCGCGGCAATCATGAACGAGCAAGACAAGCAAGATGCAAAGTCTAGCAAGGCTATCTCCAAGATGCAAAGCTACTATTCCCAAGTTGAGGCGATCACCAAGGAGGCTCGCGACAAAAACGTTGCGTTAACTGCTGACCAGAAACAGCAAATCCATAACTTGCAATTAGCTATGGCTGAGCAATCGGTGAAAACACTGAACATCTCGGCCACACAGCAAAAGCAAGTGCTGAAGGTACTGAACGGTGACACGCAAAGCCTTTCCACTGCCACACTAAAGACGTTGAGCGCCGCTGAAGACGCGCAAGTACGTTCGTCTAAGAAGACACTTGACCAGAAGTTAAAGGTTGCAAAGGACGCATACAAGAAGGGCACCATCAACGCCGCTCAATACAACGCGGCGCGGAAAGCACTAAACAGCGAGTTTGAGGCCGAAACACAGTCAAATTTGATTGCCGAACTGAAAATGAACCTAGAATATGCTGAAAAGAATAAGAAGGCCGGTCAAACCAATGCACAAGTCAAGAAAGAGCAGATGGCGCTTGAACGCACTTATCTAACTGAAACGCTTGGCTTGTCAAAGACGCAGGCAGACGCAATTATGGATTTGGCCTACAAGCAGGAAAAAGCCGCAAGTACTACCGCAGTCAATCTGGACAAGCTAACAGGCAAAGTCAAGAAGGCGGGTCAAGAGTGGAACGGTATGGTACTCGATCCAAAGACGGGCAAGGTGAAAACCAATGCAGTTGAGGAAGTTGCAAAGGGTCTTTCGTCTGCAAAGACGTGGAATAATCTGCAACTTCTGATGAAGGAAGGCAAGATGACCACCAACGCCAAGCAAGTTGCTGGTGAGGCGATTATTCAAGCCAAGCGTTGGAACGAGCTGAGCTTTGACCAAAAGGAAATGCTCGCGGTCAGCAAAACCAACGATGCTTTGATGAAGTCAATGGCTGATGCAGGCGTGTGGGATAATCTGACGCCTAAGACGCAAATGCTTATTGCTACATCTAAGACCACGGCCGGATTGACTGCCGCCCTGAAGGATATGGGCGTGTGGGATAGCCTAACGCCCAAGCAAAAGGACATGATCGCCCACGCAAAAACTTCGGCTGACGTAAAGAAAGCCTTGCAAGATGTTGGCGCATGGAACG